TAAATAAAGATTTTATTTTATCCAAATCAGGATTTGTATAATCAAATAAATAGGCTTTACACCATAATTTATCATCAGATTCTGGATTTAGATATATCGATTTGTGTTTATCAATATTTATGTATTTTCTTTCAATCAATTCATTTTCTGGTATGATATAAAAATCTTTTTTATTAGGAACATCTAACCAATAAAAATCTGCATCACCCCCTTTTCTCTAAATATATCATCAACCTCTTGAAAATTTACCATCCAAATACTTGCGAATTATAATTAGAATCATTTTTTATTTGAAGATAAAAATATTTATAACATATATTTTTTCTCATCTTCGAATTTTAAATTAGTTTTTACACATAATACCTTTGTAATATAATCAAATTGCAATAATTGTTTTTCAAAATCTTTTAGTTTATTTTTTAATTCTTGGTTTTCTTGTTCAAACTCTTTTAGTTTATTTTTAATTATCTGATTTTCTTCTAATTCTTTTTGTCTTTCTTCTATAGTTTTTTTGTATTTTATAATAAGTTGCTTATGATAATTCATTCTAACATCTACAGGTTCAAGTAGATGAAAAAATGCAAATATATCTTGACTACAAAGATTTTCATATGCTACTAGTGCATTATCAATAAATTCCTTAAATAATTGGTGTTCTTCTGGTGTCATTTTTCCCCTAAATTTAAATGATGGTCTATTTATAATAAATTCACTTATTTTTATTTTTTTCTTAAGAATATCAATTACATTAAATTCCATTATTATTATGGTAATACAAAAATAAAAACAATCATTTTTTATAATTTCTGATATTAGGTCGCGGTTCAATAGGAACTTTATTCAGTCATAATCTTTATCTATAAATACCAAAAATGTTAATTTGGTATTTTTTGTGTTTTTTAGGAAGTTAAAATTTTGCTGGATAATTCTTTGATAACATTCTCATATCCGGATATGATTCCTTTTGAATATATCAATTTAAAATCGCTGTAGGTTTTCTTATAATGATTATAATACTGTGTGAATTTGAGATTATAACCATTGATAGTAATAATGAGAATGTCATCAATACCACAGAAATGTTTCTTTTCATCATTATAATCATCCTCTACTCGCACACCATTCATATCAAACCAATGAAGAACATTGAAGATATTATCTTCTGTTGTAGTCATTTTTAACTATAGTTTTATATTATTATTAGAAAATCATTTTTTTCATATGATTCAATCAAATCTTATCAAATTTATTTATCTCAATCAAAAACTAAAAAACCAAAAACTTAGTTTTGGAAAAACATATTAGTTTTATTTGTGAAGGTCTAATTTTAGTTGATTATAATATTTATACACAGCGATTCCGGCTTTGACACCATCTTAGCAGACTTACATCGTGAAAATGCAAGAGAGATCCTTCTCTGTATAAATAAGAGTTGCTAATCAACTAATTTCGACATCTATGTTTTGTGATAATAATTATTTTACAGTTATTAGTCATTTTTTTGATTTTTTCAATAAAATCAATACAAATTTATTCTGCTATATCCAAATATGGTTCTTGACAACAATCGGGTACATAATTGTTATCGTCTATAATAATAATATCAATGACAGATGAAAGCATTCTTTGATAATTAAAATTATCTAAATCATAAATCATTTTTTTCTTCTATTCTATTAACTATAAATGAATTTAGATAAATTTTATACAAAACCAGAAATCGCCAAGAAATGCTTTGATTTAATTAAAAGTCAAATAAAAGAAAAAGATTTAATTATTGAGCCTTCTGCTGGAAATGGTGCATTTATTAAGTACATTATCGCTAATAAAAATAATTATTTATTCTATGATATTAAACCTGAAAATGACAAAATAATTAAACAAAATTACCTTAAATTAAATACAACTATTTTTATGAAAAGAAAAAACAAAATTCACGTGATAGGAAATCCACCTTTTGGTCGCCAGTCTTCATTGGCTATTAAATTCATTAAAAAATCAGCAGAATTTGCTGATACAATCTCCTTTATATTACCAAAAAGTTTTAAGAAAACTAGTATGATAAATAAAATCCCCCTAAATTTTCATTTATTCTTACAGAAAGATTTGCCTAAGAATTCATTTCTTAAAGAAGGAATTGAATACAATGTACCCTGTGTATTTCAAATATGGATTAAGAAAGATTATAATAGAAAAAAGCAATTAAAAGTCATTTCTAAACATTTTAAATTTGTAAAAAAAGAAGATAATCCAGATATAGCAATAAGACGCGTAGGTTCAAATGCAGGTAAAATGTACTTTAATAATATAATTGATAGAAATCCTAGCACCCATTACTTCCTTAAATTGAAAGACAAATCCCTTATATCAAATATGAAACCCTATAATAAATTTAATAATTCAGTAGGACCCTTATCAATTAGCAAACAAGAATTAATTAAATTCTATAATCGTCTATAATTTTTTTTTGACATTAATTTTAGGTTTATTTCTATTTTTACAGAAAACACCAGCATCAAAAGGTTCATCGTGGTCTTCAGTACCTTCATTAAATAAATTCATATCTTGTTTTTGCTGTTCTAAAGCACATAAATCCCATAATTCAGAACTACACATATGAAAATTAATATTATCTCTCGCCTTAAACCATTTAACCTGGTCTTCTAAACGATTACTTTGAACTTTATTATCAATAACAATACATTCATAATTTTCAGTACATTTATCCATAACTGTATTAAAAATGTCAAATGTCGGAAACATACCTGCATAATGCTGATAAATCTTCTCACGTTCTTTCATTATATTATTACGGAATATGAAAATATAATCTATATTTGAACGTAATATTGGCGGAACTCCTAGACAATACTGCATAGTGATAAGAAAGAAAATCTTATAATGTCTTCCATTCATAAAAAAACTACGAATACTTTTATCATTCGGCCACGATTTATCATATAGACAATCGTCTAATATTAAAAATGCTCGTGGGTCAATATCGGATGTACCGTTCTTTTTAATTTCCATTTTTTTTTCTATATTAATTTTGATTTGTCTATCAAGAAATTTTTTTGATATATCAGATGAGTATTCATCGTATATAAGCATTTTAGGAATAAATTTCTCAAAAAAACCATTAGCACTTTCTGTAGGACTTATAACAACTCCAACAGGTATATCTTTATTATAAGATAAAATATCTTTCATACAAACAGATTTACCTGTATTTCTTCTACCTATGAAACAAACGACTGAATCATTTCTTATAACACTCGGGTCGAATTTTTTAAGTTCTAATTTCATTTACTTTTATAATATACAAAAAAAAAGGACATTAGAACTTAAGGATAAGTCTATAAAATTATCAAATTTTTAGGTAATTTCGTTAAATCATCTAAACTATATTCGCTTTTTTCTAATTCAGTAATATTTTTAGGCTGACAAGCAACCATAACAGATAATTTGCAAAATCCTTTTTTATTTTTAATCTTATGTATTTTAGTTCTTACTCTCAATTGTTGTTCGCATATAAATATAGGAACATTACGCCGTTGAAGATTTAAAATGAGACAAATCTTCAATTTTGTAATACTTAACCTGTTAGTGTTAAGTTTTGCGTATCTATCAATACCATCTCCTCTTTTGGTATGTTTATACACAACTTTTCAAACAATTTTTGAATCATATTTTTTGATGCATTATAATCTCTCTGCCAACATTTAGAACACTCGTTGTTTGTGCAACGGACTACCTGATGGCATTCTTTGAGTTTATAATATATTCTTTCTTCATTTTTATTTTTTATTTTTGTTAATAATTTCAATTTATTTACTTCATTATGACATATTGAACATTCTTTTGATGTTCTATATTCATTTATTGATATTAAAGATTTACAATCTTTATATCGTTTTAATGCTTCTCTTAATTTTTTATTTGGTGCACTTGGATGCTTTTTTATAATTCCTTGTTGTTGTGACCAATCTCCAAATCCTACAATTGTTTTTTTATCATCGCATATTGTTTTACACATTTTATTTATAGTTTTTTTCATAAGACAATAAGTTGTAAATTTCCATTTTTTATATGGTTTAATGTTATAAAATGTTGTTAATTCATTATAATATATAAAGTTGTGTTTAATAGCATTTTTATATTCTTCTAATGATGATGTTTTATAAGTTTTTAAGTCATTTATTATTTTTTGTATTGATGGATTTTGTTTTAATTGGTTCTTATTCCATTTAATTGATTTATTTATTTTACTTTCTGTTCTATAACATGTATTAGAACATCTAATAAACTTATTTTTTTCATCAACTGCTGTATAAATATAAGATACACCAGGATCTAATCCTATATATCTATATGATTCATTATTTATATTTACTTCTGTTGATGTTGTATTTTTGTATTTCAAATGTTTTTGTGATAAAAGATGTTTTTTATATCCTCCTTTTGAAATTATATGACCACAATCACATACTATTTTACCGTCATTATTTATTTCTTTTTCTTCTACTTTCAATGACTTAAATAATGTAATACTTACTCCATATCCATCAGTAGAAATTATGTTATTAAATTTTTTATTTTTTGTTTCAACACCATTTACATTAAATAGTTTAGACCACATCAAATTATTATCATCGTTTGATATTTTTATTAATTCTTGATTATTAGACGAATTAAGAATATCTTTGATACAAGAAGAACAACAAGTTATGTAAGAATGAATATATGATGATTTAGTTGGTAAAATTGTGAACTTTCGTAAATGTTTAGTATTTGGATCTAATGTATCAAAGTATATTTGTATTTTATAAAGAAGTGTTATAAAATGATGAATGTTTTTTTTAATATTTTCTTCTGTTGGATTGAATACAATGAAGTTTTTTATTTCATCTTCTACTTTTGATATAGTATAATATAACTTTTCATTATAAATATTATTTATCAACCACCATGCTTGTTTTTTATAAATATTGTATTTTAATTGAATGTATCTCAATAGTCTTTTATTAAAGTTTAATATAATGTGATTATCACAAACAATTTTCATTTCTTTTGTTATATTATTAATCAAAGAACCAGAATAATCACGAAATGGTTTAATATGGTTTGATGGACATAATTTTTTATAATGTTCTTCATATGTATTTTTAAGTTCAACATTTTTACTATTTTGTTCTTTTCGTTTATAAGTTTTAGATATAAGAGAAATACAATTATAGAATAAATCTTGACTAAAATCAGGCAATTTTAAATTGTATTCTAAACAATGAAGAATATGCAAATTAATGAAATTAAATGCTTCATATTTGATGTTATTAAGATTAGTAATATTAATAAATAATAGATTTTTGAATTCTTCATTTTTAATAAATGAATTAAGTTTCATTTTGATAATAACAAATTCCTTATTAAGATTATTAATTTTTCTCTGTTCAACATCACATCTTTTCTTTATATTAGTATCTTGTTCCATTTTCTATATAATTTTAAATTATTAAAAAATATGTCATTTTTTTATTTTTGTCTCATTTTAAATCTTCAACGGTGTAAATCTTTTGCCATTTAATACACAATTTTTAATTATATTATAAATTTCCAATTCATATTTAATGCCAGACAAATAGCATCTTAAACCTTTATTTATTATCATCTATTGATAATAAATAAAGGTTTAAGAATATTCATTTTTTCTTAATAAAAAAAATGATATTATAACTTAAATATAAATATAAATATGTCAGAAAATGAACTAAAGAAAGCAACAATAGAATATGAAAAATCTATTGCGAATCTTCGCAAATATATACCAGAAAGATTTAGAAAATCTGAAATGAAAGAAGATATTCATAATGACGTAATTAAACGCGCCAGAGAAAGATTAGAACGTTCAAGAAGAAAATACGAATCTGCTAAAGAAAAATTAGATATTATTCATAAGAAGAAATTTCTTGAAAATAATGTTTGAATAATCGTATTTTTTCAGCAGATGGTTCTTCATTTATTCTTTGCAATGGACCCCAATCTCTTACTTCTTTATATCTATTGAAATGAATTCCTAATTTTATATAAGATGTTCTTTGTTCGTTTTTATAAGGTGGTACATAACTATGTAATAACAATCCTTTATCAAATAAATTTTGAATTTTAATTATCATAGTAGCACTTGTCATATCTGAAGAACCTGTATGTGTTTGTTCTATATTTGCAGGTATGCAACATATTTTATAAATTATAAATTCAGGAACAGAAGTAAATTTTCTAGATAGATAAATATTATAAAAAAGACCATTCTGTCTTGTAAGTAAATAAAATTCTGTATCTTTTCTTGGAACGATATGTTTAGGTAATTCTTTTGTAGGGTCTATTAATTTTACTTTTCTCATTATTTCTCTTAGATTTTCTTCTGTTAAAAGTATATCTGGTCTGTTTGGATTAGTAAAAGATTTTACACCTTCTTTTGCAATCGAAACTAAATAATTATATATATTAGGTGTGTAAAAGCAATCTGTTCTTGTTATTTTATTTTCATTATTTCTTGTATGTATTTTAACCATTAATTGTAATTTTGTTAAAGGATAATATTCACTATCAAAATTTTCACTCGATATGGTATCAAAATTTCCATTGCATTTTTTTGGATTTCCATCACCATTCTCTAAATATTTCTTATTAATTTGTTTTCTTGTTTTTAATTTTTCAGAAGGTGGTTTTTTTGTTAATGTAAAAAAATCTAAATTCATTAATTTTTGATATTCGTTTAATATTTTTAAATTAGATTTATGTTTTTCTTTAAGTTTTTCATAATCTTCATCATTTATAAATTTTAATAAATCAGGACGAGTACCAACAATAATAGGTTTTTTATTAAATAGTATTGTTTCTCTTTTAGGAAATTCAGGTTCTGTATCTTCTCTTTCTTCTGATTCCCATTTATTATATTTTGCCTTTGCATCATTATATTTTTTATTTTTTTCTTCATACTCATTTTTAAATTTTTCAAAATCGTCAATATTTTCGAATGCTCTTTTTGGCAATTCTGTATTTATATTTTCAATATCAAAATCTGGATTATTAGATGAAAAATCAGATAAAATTCTTATTAATGGGTCTTCTAATTCCTCATATTTTTTATTTTCATTATTTTGAATAACTTTACCAGTATGTAATTTAATAATATCTTGAAATAAGGTATCATAATAATGTATAATTTTATCAGGAGTAATTCTCATTTCTCTAATATAATTAGAAAACATAAAGCCTGGCATACCATCAATTAATCTTTCATATATTTCTTCATCTATTATATCATTTATCTCGAACGAATTTATAAGCATATTTATATATTTATAATCATCATAAGTTTCAATAGTAAATGATTTATATTCATCACTATTTCTTGAAAAACCTAGTTCTAATAATAGTATTAATTCTTCTTCAATATATTCTATACAGATATATATTTGTTTCACAAATTTTTCTATAATTATATTTTTACAATATACATCATATGATTTACCTTTAAGATTATCTTCTGATAAATAATCATATAAAAATTTTAACATTTTTTCAGCATCTTTATGAATTTTTATAGGATTTTTCATAAAAAAATCATAATATAAATAATCATATTTATTATTAAACAGTTTATGATTTGATGGCATTTTACGTAATATCTCATCATCATTTAATAACCCTTGTTTTCTATAATATTTAAATACCGCGTTATAAATTCTAAAATATTTATTAGTAGAATTAAAATAATCATTATCTATTGGTGAATTATCGATTGGATTTTTAGTAGGATTTTCAAGCCATTTTTGTATTTTATCATCATTCAACTCCACAAAATAATCAGTAAATTGTTGTTCTTTTATCTTTTTTTCTTCAGATTCTAGTTTACTCTTACTTCTTGTAGTAGGAGGCATTTCTATTATATACAAAAATAAAAAAAAGCCATTTTTTGGCTTTTTAATATTCGGTAATGCGTACTCCATTTTCCTTTCCTTTTATGTATTTAACTGCCATAACTTTATTGATGTTATAACCAGAGCAATCGTAACCGAATTTAAACATATATTCAAATTCAAATACTTGATATTTTTGCATTGGTCTGATATAAATTGCAACATCAGGATTATTAGATTTACAAGCAAAGACTTTGAATGATTCTGGGAAAACAACAGATTTGAAATTTGCTTCGATGATGGCTGGTTTGAACTCGAAGTCGATAACATCATCGTTATTATATTCCTGAAAAATGCAATTGCTGACGCTGATGTGAATCATATTTAGGTTTATGATGAAATAAAAATAAGTACATTAATCATTTTTTTTATTTTTTCGATTAAAAAGCATCAAATGAATTCTTGAAAAATTCAAGAAGCAAATAATAATCTTCTATCAGATTCTTAAATTTTAGTATCATTCTGATATCATTATCGCTAAATTGTCTTATATAACAATAAGTGAATTTATTTAGTTCTAATATTGAAATTTTTTGATAAAATTTAATTACAGAATGTTCTATCAAATTTGCAAATATACCTATAACGCTAATGAAAAAAGATAAATTTTTAATAATTTTAATGTTATCTGCATAATTATTCATAAATAAATTCTGATTCTCCGCAAATTTCTTCTTAAATTCTTCTAATATTATGTATATCTGCTTTAGTTTCTCACAATTTTTATTCAATAATAATATTAGAAGACTAAAATTATCACTTCTTATATATCTTTTTACATTCAAATCATTTTTGATATCTAGATAATGAAGTTTTTTGAAATATTTAATAGATTCACAAGTATAACTATAATACAACCAACTATTATAATTTACAAATTCACTATTATCCATTTCAATAATAGACTATATTTTTAATCGTCATAAGGTTCAAAGCCTACATTAACTTTATCAGGTATTTGAGTTAAAATTTCTGGATTTATTTCATTTAAAGATGATGCTGAAGCCGCAGAACCACCTTTAAAATTAAAATCAAAAATATTTAAATTTATTGCTTCATTGCCAATAACATAATATAAAATAATTGATGATATTATAAATAATATTACGAATATTAGAACATTATTAAGGGTGAATAGTACATATTCCTTTTCATTTTTATTTTTTTCAATTAATTGAATTATTATAAATAATATTAGGGTAATAATAAAAGAATATATATAAAACATAACTAATATATATTTTTTTAAAAAGAAAAATTAAAAAAACGCATTTTTCTTTTTAACTGTTATATTTATCGTCTTAATATCTTCTGATGGTGTTTGTTCATATTCATCTTCACTATCATCTTCGTCATCGTCATCGTCATCGTCATCGTCTTCGTCATCTGTCAATACAATATTTTTAAGTTCCTTAAATTCAACTTCATCTTCCTCATGTTCTTGCTCTTCTTCTTTAACTTCAACTTCCTCTTGTTCTTGCTCTTCTTCTTTAACTTTAACTTCAACTTCCTCTTCCTCTTGCTCTTCTTCTTTAACTTCAACTTCCTCTTGTTCTTCCTCTTTAACTTCAACTTTCTCTTGTTCTTCAACTTCAACTTTCTCTTCATCTTCATCTTCTTCCTCTTCCTCTTCATCTTCTTCCTCTTCTTCTTCCTCTTCTTCTTCTTCCTCTTCTTCTTCATCTTCTTCTTCCTCTTCCTCTTTAATTTCAGATTTTTCTATTTGTTCTAATATATCATTTAATGGTATATTATCTCGAATTGTTGCCTTAATTATATTTCTAATATTTTTTTCAATGATATTTAAATGATATTGTTTTTCTGATTGTTTTAGATTTTCGTTCCAGAATAAATATGAATTTTTCCATGCAAAAATAGATGCATTTATTAAACATCTGTGAATGAAATCTTGGATAGTCGGTAATTTAATTTTAATGTTTTTAATATTATCCTTGTATTCGAATGTTTTTATTTTAATATTAGTAATAATAATAATTTTAACTAATTTTGGTAAATAATCACACTTAGATTTTTCCTTTATTTTATTATATTCTTCTAATACTATTGTATTATTCCAATTCTTAATATTATTTAAATTCTTCTGAAATTCTACTAGTCCTTTCTTATTTTTAGTACATTCATTGTAAATATCATAAATTCTCACAGATATAGGTACAGTTATTTTATCTAAAAGATGTTCTGTATATTCCTTTTTAGTATCTATCAAACCTTGCATTATTATTTATACGTCAGTAAATAATTTGAATAAAAAAAACTCATACATATTTATCAAGAAATTTAATAAAATTTTTTTCATCACATCCATAATATTCATCAGTCTTAACCGTATTTATAAAGATGTAAAATGCAGGTATTGAAGTTGGATATAAAAATATTTTATCCGCATAATTGGTATGTACTTTCAAAAAAAGAATATTCTTATATTTATCATTATCGCTTAATGCAAAATAAATATTATTTATTTTTTTACATAAAACCGACCATTCTGCATCAACATAAATAATAACAATATTGTTATTTAACAAATCATAAAAATCTGTTAAATTAGTAATTGTAGTTATCATTTATAAAAGACCTAAAGAAATAAATTTTCAATAGACATCTAAAACTCTTGCAGAAGGGTCGATATATTTTTCATCTTTCATAAATCCAGGTTGCCAATATTTTGGTATAATATTTGTTCGCGATTTACCGAAATATTCAATAAATTTATTTTTATAATAACTGGCTTCTTTTGTAGGACAATCATCCCTAATCTCACAATTGATATAAGTTTCAATAGTTTTATACCAAGATTTATCTTTGCTTGAAATGCCATCACTAAATGCTTCTTTTTTTCTAAATAAACAATCATCAGGTAGATAACCTTCAAATGCTTTTCGCAAACAATATTTTTCCATATTTTTATAAGAAGGCATACGCATAAATGCAGGAATATTCCAAGCAGATTTAATAAAATCAATATCTAAAAATGGTACTCTTGCTTCTAAACTAAAATAAGCAAGACATCTGTCAAGTCTTCTTGAATCATATAAATGAATATTTTTAACAAATTCTTTGGAACATTCATGGAATTCTTCAGGATTTGGAGCATTATAATTGAAGATATAACCTCCTAAAACTTCATCAGAACCATCTCCATTAATAATTACCTTAATATTAGTATTTTTATGTATGTATTTACTTATTAAAAATTGACCAACAGATGCTCTAATTGTTGTTATATCATAAGTACAAGTTGCATAAATAACTTCATAGATTGCTTTCAATGCATCTTCCTCTGTAATTAAAATTTCAGTATGCTCTGAATTAATATAATCTGCTACTTTTTTAGCAAATGGAAGATCGGTAGAACCTTCAAACCCAATTGAAAATGTTCTTATTTTTTTATTAGGTTGCAATTTACTTGCTATGGCACAAATAACACTAGAATCGAGTCCTCCAGATAAATAATAACCAATTTCTACATTATTATCAACTATTAAACGTCTTTCAACTGCTAAAATAAGACTCTCGCGAAGTTCATTAAAATTCTCATCAGTTGTTGGTGAAGATATCACATCATAAATAGTGTTATAATCAATTTCTCTAATTTCTTTTGAAATAACATCATTTATATACAAAACTCCACAAGGGAATTCATTAATTATACCATCAAAATCTTTAGGAATTGCTTTAACTTCAGAACTAAAAATGATATTATTACTTTTGTCAGTACCATAATATAAAGGTCTGACACCTACATGATCTCTACTAGCAATTACTTTTTTTAGTTTATTATTTTCAAAATCAAAAATAATAAATGCATATTCTGCTTTAATTTTTGTTTTAAGTACATTTATGAATTCATCTTCTGAAAGTTTTTTATATAAATGAAGAAGAACAAGGCAATCGCAATCATTCTTAATATCTAAATTATATTCTTCAATCAGTTCTTTATAATTATAAATTTCACCATTAGTAATTAAAACAGTATTATCAATCATATAAGGTTGCAGACCATTAAAATTTGTTTCTAAAATTGCCAATCGATGAAACCCAATAAATACATTATCAATTTTTGTAAATACAGATGAGTCAGGACCGCGATGGCTTAATTTCATAAAATAATCATAATAATAATTATGGTCTAGAAATAGATTTTCATTATAAATGAAGCCCCAAATTCCGCACATAATTATTAATAATAATAAGATTAAATCTTATATAAAATATATTTGTTTCAAATTTTAGAAAAAATAAAAAAAAATGACTAATAATTACTATTAAATTTCATATCCCAAACAAAGGAGAAATGTCTTCAAACGAAGCAAAATCATCTATCATCGCTACCGATTCCAAGCCGGAAGTCAAGCAGTATAAGTCAATCTGCAGGTATAACACCGGTTGCAAGTTCGAGACTTGCAAGTTTCAACACGCTATGCCTTTCAATCTTCGCCTCAAGATGATTGAAATCGCTGAAGAACACCCCGAAATTCGCGAGAAGTATGGTAAGGAGGATTTTCCTCTTATTCGCATCGCCCCTTGCAAGTTTGGACAACTTTGCATCAAGGAGGATTGCACTTTCAAGCACGGATTAACGCACGAAGGACGCAAGGAAATGAGCAAGTTGTTCAGGTCTTCAAAGCCCTATGGAAAGAAGTAAAAAACCACAAAAATAAAAAAATCAAAAAATAAAAAAAGCCATTTTTGGCATTTGCATTTATTTGCATCTTTTTTTTTTATTTTTAATTATAAGAAAAAATGGATGATAATGAATTTGAAATTCAAACTCAAATAAAACCTAAAAAAGGAGGGAAAAAACAAGAAGTGAATTATTCATATAAATTATCATCATTAGATTCTGATTATGATTTATTATCTCGTTTTGATGACAATGGTAAATTAAAATTACAAAGAAAAATAAATAATTATGACGAATTATTTAGTTCAAGCAAAGAATTAATAATAACTCCTCCTAAAAGAGGTGCTGTTAAAGATACCATAATAGTTAAAGATAAAGATTATGTCGAAAATCATTTAAATTTACCTAATAAATCTGTTGTAGTTCAACAATCATCATTATTTAAATTATGGTTAGATGAAAATAGTGCCCCAAAAGTTTTATCAGAAGAAGCCATAAATGGAATTAAAAAAGTTTTTGATACCTTATAATAACCTACTTCTTTTTTGTCATTTTACACCTTTGGACATTTAAAATCATTATCATCGGTCATAATAAAAATTATATAATAATATTAAAATATTAAAATACTCTTATATAAATTAACAAAAAATCAGCATTTTAAATGTCCAAAGGTGTAAAAACGTTAAATAAAAAAATGATTTAATAATTACGTTAATTATTATTATTACAAAATGATTACAGATAATTTTTGCTGGGATATCCTTGATATTTATTACCAAAAGGGAAGTTCTCAAGATTCTGTAAATCCATTAATAAAACATCAAATTGATAGTTATAATAAATTTTTAGATGGCATATTATCACAAATTATTGATGGATTTAATCCAATTAAAATTAATATTAATCCCAAATGTGAATCTGATAATAATATTCAGAAAATTTCAATTAATGTATTAAGTCCATCATTGACTAAACCATCATATCAACTACCAGATGGTACAAATACTATTATGACACCTCATATTGCCAGAATGAATAATTTAACATATTCAAGCAATTTGTATGTTAATATTCATATCGTTATTGAAGTTTTGATTGGTGATAATGTAATCGAAAAAATCGACAAGACTGTTAATGGCGTTTATATTGGAAAAATCCCTATTATGATTAGATCGAAGGCTTGTGTTTTATATCAAGTTCCTGGATTAGGCGAAGAAGATAATAATGAATGCAAATATGATTTCGGTGGATATTTCATCATTAATGGTAATGAAAAAGTGTTAATTTGCCAAGATAGAATTAATGAAAATACAACATTAGTCTTTCAGCCAAATAATAATAGTGATGGGTTATATGCTGAAATTAGATCGATGTGCGATAATATTTATCTGCCACCTAAAACAACAAGTTTAAATATGAGTGGTAAATTAAATCATATGGGAAGAATTATTCGTCTCAATACTTCATTTTTAAGAAGTGAGATTCCTGTATTTATTATATTCAGAGCATTAGGTGTTATTAGCGATAAAGAAATTATTGAACATATTGTATATGATTTAGACAATAAAGATAATCAAAGAATTATTAATGAATTGATGGCTTGTTGCGAAGATTCTTGCGATATTCATACACAAGAACAAGCAGAACAAGTTTTAATTAAAATTATGACTGGTAGTAATAATAATAAAAATCTGAAAACGAATGATGTTTTAAATCATTATATTGTTAATGATTTTCTTCCACACGTTGGTAGATGTTATAGAAGAAAAGCATTGTATTTAGGTTATATGATTCGCAAGATGATTCGTATTTATTTAGGATATGATACTTATGATAATAGAGATAGTTATATTAATAAGAGAATTGATACTCCTGGTATTTTAATGAGTAATCTTTTCAGACAATGTTATGGCAAAATGACAAAAGAAATTAAGAATTTAATTGAAAGAGAATTAAATCTATGGAGAGCAAGTAATACAACTAAAAATATTGATATTATTAGCGATAACAATATTCATAGATATTTCAAACAATCATTATTAGATTCTTGGCTGAAATATTCACTTTCAACTGGAAATTGGGGTATTAAAAGTATTGGAAGTTTTCAAAATATTCGTCAAGGCGTTTCGCAAGTTTTAAATCGTATGTCTTATGCTAGTACATTATCACATTTGCGAAGAATTAATACTGCAATGGAGAAGAATGGCAAATTAGTTCAACCCAGAAAATTAGATAATTCACAAATTGGCATGATTTGCCCCGCCGAAACACCAGAAGGTGCTTCCGTTGGATTGGTCAAGAATATGGCTTTAAGTACAAATATTTCTGTTTCAATGTGCAGTACTCATATTCGTTCGCTATTGATTGAAATGGGTATTAATGTATACGATGATAGATATAGTTATAATATTAAGAATGATAAATGGTTATATGAGAATACTTCTATTACAAATATTAGAGATGAAACTACTAATTATCTAAAAGAACTTGGAAATCACAATAATGTATATGTACAAGTGAATGGTGATATTATTGGTTATCATAATAATCCTGAAGAATTATATACTAAATTAAAGCATTACAAACGCTCTGGTATTATTTACCCAATGACTTCTATTGTCTGGAATATTATTCATCGTTATATTTCAATTAGTACTGAAGCAGGTAGAATGTATCGCCCTCTTCTAATTGTTGATTATGATAAAACTAAAAATAAATCAGAATTAAGAATTAATAGAATTTTAAGAGAGAAGAATATTACTTGGAATGAATATATTAAAGATAAATCATTTGACTATTTCATATGTCCTATGACAGATGATAACCAAGAAGGATTTATTGAATACTTAGATTGTAATGAAATTAATTATGCTATGATTGCTATGAGTTTAGTGGAACTTGATAAGGGTATGAAAGGTAGTGCTTATCCACCCAGATATACTAATTGTGAAATTCATCCAAGTTTAATTAATGGTATTTTAGGAGTTAATATTCCATTTAGCGACCATAATCAATCTCCTCGCAATTGTTATCAATGTATTGCGCAAAATGAATTAGTATTAATGAGTGATGGTTCGAGTAAGTATATTAAAGATGTTATTGTTGGCGATGAAGTTATTTGTTTCAATCCTAATACAAAAATAATGGAATATTCAACAGTTGTAAATCATTATAATAGAAATACAAATAAATATGTATATAATATTCGTGTAATTAGCGGTAGAATAATTACTGCTACTTATGACCATAAATTCATGACATCTGATGGTTGGAAAACCTGCATCGAAATGACTAAAAATACAAAAATAGGTATTATGATGATGTCTCATTGCGAAGATAATAATATTTATAGTAGCCATATGATTATTGATGAAAATTGCAATTACTTTGGATTAGCAAATGAAAAATTAAAATTAATGGGATTAATTCCATTAGATAATTCAAATAAATTACTTCCAATTATTGCAAGATTATGTGGTTATTCACATAAAACATTTAATCATTTTAATAGCGATTATGATAAAGAATCATTTAATCGTGATGTTATTAAAATTGGATTTACAAATGGTATTCTAGATAATTTATTTCAAATTTATATCGAATATTTAAATAGTAATCTTGAATTATGGATTTATAATTGTTCTAAATTAGTTAAGAAAGAATTTGTAGCAGGTTATTGTGGGAATGTAATGGATAATGAATATTATATTGAAGTTGTTAAAAATATTATGTTTAGTGAGAATGTTTCATTTGATTGGCGCACTAAATCAGATATTGCAAAGATTAGATTTTATAATAAATTCGGAATTAGATATAATTATGAATTAATGAAAGAATTGAGTATTATGAATGAATATTCATTATTTAATGATATTAAATATTCATTAAATATTGATGGTATTACATTTGATGAATGGAAAAATATTATTGAAGTTAAAGGAGATTTAATATTTGTCCCACTTCACGAATATTATCTTAATAATAATTGTAAAGCAATTTCTGATATTACTGTAGCAAGTGATAGTCATAGTTTTATCGGCGGTAATGGATTTGCTATTAGCAATTGTGCTATGGGGAAACAAGCATTAGGAGTTTATATGAGTAATTTTAATAAAAGAATTGATACAATGGGAAATATCTTAAATTATCCTCAGAAACCTCTTGTTTATACTAAATTATCAAAATATACTTATAGTAATGAATTACCAGCAGGTGTTAATGTTGTTGTTGCAATTATGACACATACTGGATTTAATCAAGAAGATAGTGTTATGATTAATGAATCTGCATTAGATCGTGGATTATTCACAAGTACTTATTATAAGGCATTTAAAGATCAATGTACTAAAAATCATAGTACTGGCGAAGAAGAAATTTTCACGAATCCTTCAGACTTAGCGCAATTAAAATCATTATCATATAAAAAATTAGATAGCGACGGGTTTGTTCCTAAAAATACATATATTGATGGTAATGATATTCTCGTAGGTAAAGTTATGCCTAAAAAGCAAAATGGTAAAATTACTTATCAAGATAATAGCACTTGTATGAAAGCAAATGATGAAGGTTATATTGATTTAAATTATACAGACACAAACCATGATGGATATAAATTCTGTAAAGTAAGAGTTCGCAAAAATAGAAAACCAGAGATTGGTGATAAATTGGCTTGTTATTCACCAGACCACGAATATTTAACAACTGATGGGTGGATTCCGGTTGCAGATTTAACATTAAACCATAAAGTCGCAAGTATGGTTAATGGCGAATTAATTTATCAAAATCCTATTAAATTACACGAATATGATTATGAAGGCAAAATGTACTCATTGGAAAATAAAGATGTTAATTTATTGGTTACACCAAATCATCGTATGTTATTCAATGATAATTCTGGATGGGGTATTAAGAAAGCAGAAGAACTCTATAATACTTCTTATAAAATCAAGAAGGATGTTAATGAATGGAATCCAAATGGTAAAGTAATTACAGACTATTCATTTTATAATACGTTAAAAGATAATTATTTCCCAGAATGGGTATGGAACCTAAACAGAGAATATTCTAAAAAAATAATTGATATCTTATATGAGGATTTAAATATTATCACAACAATTTCTACAAAATTTGCAGATGATATTCAAAGATTATGTCTTCATGCTGGTTATTCTTGCAATAAGACTCTTGGAAATATGAATTATTGGGTTCTTGAGATTATTAGGGATAAAAATGAACCAGTTATTAATGATGATAAATGGGTAGATTATAATGGTAAAGTTTATTGCTGCACTCTTAAAAAAGGCGATGGGATTGTTTATGTTAGAAGAAATGGTATTCCTTCGTGGTCATGTAATAGTAGAATGGCTCAAAAAGGAACAATTGGAATGGTATATAAACATCAAGATATGCCTTTTACAAAAGATGGAATTGTTCCAGATATTATTATGAATCCTCATGCTGTTCCATCTAGAATGACAATTGCTCAATTGTTGGAATGTATTATGGGTAAAGCATGTTGTCATATTGGTGCGGATGGAGATTCTACACCATTCACTGATTGTTCTGTTGAAAGTATTGCGAAAGTTTTAGAAATGTCTGGAATGGAAAGATATGGCAATGAGATTATGTATAATGGTAGAACAGGAGAACAAATTAAAACTGAAATATTCATTGGACCGACATATTACCAACGTCTCAAACATATGGTTCTTGATAAATTACATTGCTTGACAAGTGATCATGATGTATTAACAACTGATGGGTGGATTCCCATTAATAAAATTACTAAAAATCATAAAGTAGCAACATTAAAGGATAATGAATTAGTATATGAAAATCCTTTAGAAATCTTTCATTATCCTAATTATGAAGGCAAAATGTATAAGGTTATTAATGCTGGTGTAGACCTTAATGCAACATTAAATCATCGTATGTATGTTAAGATTGATGATGAATATAAACTAGAAGAGGCTGGTAATATTATTGGAAAAGATGTTGCATATAAAAATAATGCAGAATGGAATACTGAAGATTATCAGTTTATATTACCAGAATTGAAAGTTAAATGGTTGGGAGTAATTGTTACTGATACATATGAAGCAGATAAAGTATGTATGAAAGGTTGGTTATTATATTTCGGCATTTGCATTGCTAAAAACTTTGATTGTAAAATTAATAAACAAATTGATGCTTATATTTCATCATTAAATAAAAAGATTCCAGAATGGGTATGGAAATTAAGTAAAAATCAATCACAACTATTAGTTACATCAATTATGTCAGAATTTAAAGATAATATTGTAAATTCATTAGAATTGGCAAATAATATTTTAAGATTGATATTACACGCTGGGTGGAATGGTAAATATATTAATAAGCAAATTATTATTAATAAAAATGAATATGATTATAGTTTTAGAGAAGAATCAGTTTATGATTTCAAAGGTGCTGTATATTGCCTACAAGTTCCTAGTGAAATATTTATGGTGAAACGTAATGGTAAGCCAGTATGGACTGGAAATTCAAGAGGTTCTAATGGACCAATTGTGATGCTTACAAGACAATGTTCTGAAGGCAGAGCGAGAAATGGTGGATTGCGATTGGGTGAAATGGAACGTGATTGTTTTATTGGACACGGTTCATCATTATTTCTAAAAGAAAAGATGTTAGATAGTGCTGATAATTATCGCATATTTATTTGTAAAACTTGTGGATTAATTGCGAATGTTAATCCAGATAAAAATATTTATAAATGTAATTATTGTAAAAATGCTTCAGATATTGTTCAAATTAGAATACCATATGCATTTAAATTATTAAGTCAAGAATTATATACTATGAATGTTCTAATGAGATTTGTATCTAATTAAAACGGATTATATATTACTTTTAACTATACTTTTTTGTATTTAGAATAAAGGTTTGCCTGGTAGTTTAGCCATTAAAGCAGCAGTTTTGGCTATTGCACATTGCATTGATTATTACTTGAAGGGGCGGCCGTTGGTGGCTTCGGAGGCGGCGGTACAGCAACAGTTTGTGTTTTGGCTTGTGCTTGTGCTTGTGCTAGGGCTTGGGCTTGTGCTTGTGCTTGGGCAGCAGCGGCTTCTGCTTGGGCTTGTGCTTGGGCTCGTGCTTGGGCTTGGGCTTGTGCTAGGGCTTGGGCTTGGGCTTCTGCTTGGGCTCGTGCTTGGGCTTGGGCTTGTGCTAGGGCTTGGGCTTGGGCTTGGGCTTCTGCTTGTGCTTGGGCTTGGGCTCGTGCTTGGGCAGCAACGGCTTCTGCTTGTGCTTGGGCTTGGGCTCGTGCTTGGGCAGCAGCGGCTTCTGCTTGGGCTTGTGCTAGGGCTTGTGCTAGGGCTTGGGCTTGGGCTCGTGCTTGTGCTTGGGCTTGTGCTTGGGCAGCAGCGGCTTCTGCTTGTGCTTGGGCTTGGGCTCGTGCTTGGGCAGCAGCGGCTTCTGCTTGGGCTTGTGCT